CCGGCCCAATGAAAAGTTCGTGATCCATGGCGCTGACTATGGTCAGATGGTTAACATGCTCGCAATGTTCCGTGATGAGCAGCTCGCCGGTACAGATATCACCGCCCAGCAGATCAACCACGAGTGCCAGAAACATAACGATGAGCTAGTGAAGCAGCTTGCCGAGGCGAAGGCAAGAATCAAGGAACTGGAGGATCTTTTTGAAGATCAGCACAACTGGGAATAAAATAACGCTATGAAAACATTTATAATGATCTTAGTGACGGTTATAGTATCTACCGTCTTTGCTTACTATACTGCGCAATACTTTAACTCCAGAGATCAAAACATCCTCGACGAATCACGGGGCACGATCGTAATGGACAAGCTCCCGCACGCCTACATGATCATCGTGGTGAATAAAGACACGCTGTTCGACTACGATAGAACTCTGTTCAAAGACGCGAAAGCGAAATGGTGTCGCGAAGGGCATGAAGGCAATCAGGTGATCGTGGTGAACAAAAAAGGCAATGTACACTTCTTAACTTTTGAAGAACTAAAATTGATCGGAAAATGAAAGTGTGGGTAGATATTGAGGCGCTTGAAGCGGCCTACGACATAGTTTACAAGGTGAATGATCATCTTGTAAATGTGATAGAAACAAGCGACGAATATCCAGCATCCGACATACAGGATCGTGCACGGTGTAATAAATTCATTGAAGAGTACCAGCGGGTAATTGGAGATCTCCAGGGAATAGCTAACGGAAAGAAAGCATGACCCGCGCTGCCCTCATAGTGATCGCGCTGATGCTCGCATCTTGTGGCCCAGCCTCCAAGCTCCGCCGGGCTGAACGCCTGATAAAGAAAGCCGAAGCCATGGGCGCAGTGTGGCACGTGGACACCGTTTTCACAGAGCGGGAAGTTCCGGTTCCCAGGGTACAGCGCGACACGGTGCTATTAAACGCCCCAGGCGACACGATCTACATCACGAAGGAAAGACTACGAGTTAAAGTATTGGTGCGCCACGATAGCGTCTACGTCAGCGGAGAGTGCCTGCCCGACACGATCAAGATAACCGTGCCCGTGACGGTGACTAAAACGATCACTGCAAAGACTGGGCCGCCATGGTGGTTCTGGGTCATGTTCGCTGGCGTGTTCGTCCTGGGAATCTGGCTGGGGATTAAAGCAGCAAAGAGATGACTCAGCTACCAATTTTCGGATACCATCGACCGCCAGTGAAAGAACTTGAGCCGCTGTACCTATCCGAGTTCAACGATAGGATCTATCAATCGAAGGACTACCAATACATTGCTGATTTCGCCGCATTCTGGGCAATACCAGGCCCTACAGAGTTTGCTCCAGTCTATTTCCACACGGAAGGGGTAGAGCTCAGGAGGATAAGACAGCGGACGATTTAGGAAGCGTGTTCCCTCGGAAGGGAACATTGGCAGGCACAATTTTTTAGCTAAATTTGCGACGCGCGGGCGGTTCCAGGCCTACGACGGAACAGGGCAGCATCAAGGCGCCCAACGACATTTTGAACGGCGGACTGTACAGGTTCGCCGTTTTCGATTATATTTGAATCACGATCTGTCCATTACAACAGGATCTAAAAAGAACTTGAAGCCCGTATTGGGTGCACGAAGTAATGGTCGTGCATTTGATGCGGGCTTCTTTATTTTAATGACAACTTATGTCAATACAAGTTTTTAATTATGAAGGCTATCAGATCCAGTTTGATGAGATCAACGGCGTACTGATGGCGAACGCAACTCTTATGGCAGACGCTTTTAATAAAAGGCCTGGGGACATTTTCAAGACAATCACATGGCAGGAGTTTGAAACTGCCTTGTGTGTAGACTCAAATCTACGCTTGGAAGATATTCGAAGCGTTAAAAACGGCGAAAAAGGGGGTTCTTGGATTCATCAGGAGCTTGTGGTAGAGTTCGCCCGCAGGCTAAACCCAAAGTTTGCTCTATGGTGCAACCGGAAAATTGCGGAGCTTATGCGCACTGGCAAGACAGAGATTGCAAAGCCTTTGTCCGCCGCCGAGGCCCTGCTCCAAAACGTGCAGCTGCTTGTTGCCCAGGAGCAGCGTTTAAATGCTGTTGAGGAGAAGGTAAAGCAGATTGAAGCCAAGGCCATTACAAGCCCCACGGATTATTTCACGATCGCCGGGTACTCGTCACTTAGGGGCATCAAGATAGATGCGCCTGGAGCCGCCAGGCTTGGTAAGAAGGCGAGTTCTATTTGCAATGCAAATGGATACCTCATGGGTAAGGTAAGCGATCCTCGGTTCGGCACGGTAAAGACATATCCGGTAGAGGCGCTGGATTTGGCATTTTCTGATACTGTAAAATAAAAAAGGCCCCGAGTCAGATGGATTCGGGGCTCTTGTTTTTATGTATAGGGAATGCCGCTCTTGGACAAGATCCGTAGCTTCCATTTGCGTGGCATGTTGGCAACCATCCATGCGAGCTTGATACGGCTATCGGCAACCGTTGGCTTATCAGTGTCGAAGTTCGCGAACCTACTCCCCGGCAATAAACAACCTTCCGTGTGGGCTATATCGTTCCCTGAGTGGATCAGGATACCAGCCCGGCCCGGTGTGTCATGGACAATAAAATGCTCGTATGGACGAAATATACGACCTCCGCTTTCATCGTCTGGCGTGTTCGGATCGTCGCGTAATACCGCCGGCGACCATGTTACCGTATAGATTCCCTCCTTGATACATGATATACCCCGCGCATTATTCCGCCAGGCAGGCTCCAGAATCTTGGCGATGATACCCCCATTTGATGCGTATAGGCTTGACAGCGTTCGGTCGGGAAGGTAGATCCGTTCTGATGTATATATAGGATCGGTAGTTTTGCTCATTTCTTATAATTTACCTTAAAAACGTGATTCTTAAGATCCTCGATGTTATCATCATGGGTATCAAGTCGCTGCTCGTGTAGGCTTGTCATTGTCTTCAGCTCATTTACAGCCTCCTGAATCTTGCCCAGGGTAACATCAATCTTCCCGGTGTACTTCAGGATAATGAAGATCAGCGCCCCGCCGAAGGCCAGTGTAACCGCGTAATAAAACCATCCGTCAGGTGCGTGCTCCATATTCCAAGTGAGTAAAATAAAGTACAGCCACAAATTTAAAATAATTGAATTCAATGCTATGCCCAAAAATTTTGAACAGCTCGCTGTTGTAATGTAGTCCATAATCAATTACGTCTACAACTTCAAGCCACATCAACCAGTCCCAGAATTTCCGACCGGTGTGGACGTGAACCGCGTGGAAAATCATAATCAAAAACACGTGTTGGCAATATCCGTACACATAATTTTGAGTGGTCATTTTCCCATCCCAGTCCCCATACCCATGGAATAACGGGAAGAAGCTGTGTTGCTGCCCGTCCCTTGGCATGAGGTCAAATATGACATCCACAAAGTACGCCCCGAGGATCAGCAGAAATATCTTAACCGGCCGGCTCATGAACCTCCAGGCGGTGGAGGCGGCTGGTGTGGCTTTCCGTATTGCTTGATAATCAATGAGTTGAATGTTCCGTAGATGTTAATGGTCATGTTGTACACACGCTCATCATAGATCTCGGTTTCTTCTGTATCCTGATCAGTTACTTGGTCTTCGATTTCTTCTGGTGGCATATTCTTCATTAAGTTTTTCTGCTTCTTCTTGGAGCCGGCGGGCTCTCTTCAGCCTTTTGCCCAGCGACGACGCTGCCCGGAAGACTCCGTATGCGGCAAGCGTGCATAAGGCAAATAGGGCTGCTGTCATTCAATTTTCTTTCGTTTCCCGGATGGACTGGTTATCCACCACTCGTCTATTCCGTTTGTCGTAATAAGTTCCACAGATCCGGCCTCTTTTACAACCGTGGGCAGTGGCTTATAGCCTACTCCCGCAGGAACCGCCCCGGCCACTGGCGCATAGATGGCGTCCAACTTGCCGGAAATCCCGGATAGTTGCGTATTGCCCGACTCGGTGAGCACGCCCGCACTTCCGCCTTTCTTGTACGCTACAGCGCCGGTGGCCAGCTGAAATATGTTGTTCTTGAAGGTTACCGGGGCGTAGTACTCGAGTGCGGAGCCTTTCGCGTTCACAATCGTGTTATTGTAGATCTGGGTAGCCGGCAGGTTTATCATGCCTTCAACTGGATAAATGGCCGATAAAATACCACCTTGTCCAGGATTCAAAATCAAGTTATCATGGATCTTTGCGCCGCCTGGCCCTTGATCTTGAATTCCGAATCCAGTCCCTGTATCAACCCGGTTGTTGTATACATCAGCCACGGTGCCCGGATTGGTGATAATGCCCGCATTCTGGGCCCATCCATTTTTTTTACCATAATCCGAAACATCATTATCATGGATTTCGCAATCTGCTGTAGTAGCGCCTACCTGTATACCGTCAGCCCCAGTCCCTTTGATGATATTATTCGCTACGAGAACCCCTATTACTTGATGTTCCTTCGCAGTCGATGTGCCATCAGGGCAGGGCTTTGGCTGGATAGCGCCTACGCTGTTATAATGGCTTTCGCCGATATATACACCCTCTCCATCAAGGCAATTCCGAATTGTGTTGTTTCTGAATATGATATTGCGCATGATGAATCCACCACGCCATGTCCTATTATCGCAGGTCGGGTCAGTCTTCGCCTCAAAAGCTACATAACCTATATCATGGAAGTTTATGAACTCTATATCCGCATCCGTGCTTAACTTGGCTACCGATAAACCGGCATTTCCTCCGGTGATCTCGATGGGTCCGTAGCCATCCCCGTTATCCCCAAATACTTTGAAGAAAGCGCTTCCGGAAAAGAAGAGCATGTGCTTATCAAATCCTGCCTTAAAGATCGTCCCTCCGCAACTCCTGAACCAAATAGGTGCTATTGCCGTGCCAACGATATTATGAACCTCCAAATCTGCCCGCTGACCGTCGGCAAAACAAACTGTCTGCCCGGGCTTAGGGGAGATCACGTAAGCATTAGCATTCGTATTCTTATCAATATCAACATAATAAGCCGAACTTGGAATCGTGAAATCACAAGCACACGCAGTCGTCATCGCTTGCATGTTCGTTTGCGAAGTCGCTTGTACAGATGCTGTCCTTGCAATCGAAGCGAAATCTATATCGCGCCAGTCCTGTCCGAAGGTGGTGATAGATAGAAATAGGAAAATTAAGATTCTCATTCTTCTTTTTTTGTTTCTTGTTTAATGCTCACCTTATCTGCTACATTTTCTGGATATGAGATAGACACGACTTCCTGATCTCCTTCAGCCACGTGCGCAAAGAAGTTCTTAAGCTCATCCATCACGGCGCCGGCCAATAAAATTCCGAACGGAACCCACCTGCTAGATTCCATGATGATCGTGGTCCCAGCAATTACAGCAATGATCCTACGGGCGGATGCTGCGATATATTCCAAGTTCCTCGGCGTGGCCTTTGTGTAGTTCCTCCAGGAAAATGTGACTTTTTCGGCCATGCATTTTTAAGCGTTAAGCTTGAAAACGTTATGCATGAATGAATCGAACACATTATTTATTGCCCATGATTCAGCCAGCAAAGAAACATTTATAGTATTCCCCTCTCCGAAGGTATTTGTTTCTATCTCCCCGGTATGATACTGGAGAAACTGCTTTGCGAACTCCCTGGAATCGCCAACTCCATTTTTCAAAATGGAAATTGAGTATGCTTGGATATTCTCCCAAGAATACCCAGTATAATCACCAGGAGGCGTTACTTGCTCTGACAGATAACGAGCCAGAGCACGCGCGGCCATTTCACATGTGGTAAAAAAAGAATTTTGTTGGGCTATGTATGCCTTTTCAAAGTGATTAAGTGTCTTGAGTGCCATAGTTATATGTTATAGTAAGCTTTAAGTCCATTAACAACTCTTACGATATCCCCATTACTCAACTTGGAGTTGAAATAAGATACACGTTTTACCGTTATCAATCCAAATGCCGCAGCACTACCCGCTGCTCTGCCTATTGTCATTCTATTCGGTGTAGGCGATTGATTGAACCACCTGCTCAGCGGATTAGACCCATATAGAACAATGGTATCCTGTACGCTATTTACATAAATATTGTCCTGCTGTAATACAAATATTCTAAAAGTTGTAGTGTCCGAGAAAGTCATTCCACTTCCTATGCCTGGAAGCGTGCCCATTCGCAAAGTGCTCCTCACATTGTTACTTCCGCTGCCTAATTTTGAAAAATCGAAATCATCACCATCTACTACAGCAGAGTCGCCTAAGGAGAAAAGATAATCAACAGTATTTGTTCGATCGAATCGAAGAATTATTAAAAAAGTTCCTATAGAATCTGATATTAAATTCGAAGCACACTCCAAAAAATCTGAGCTAAAAGTAGCCCCTAATCCAGCGGTCCATAATGGCTGCAATGCCGCCGTTGCCTGACTGAAATTCCTCGACTGTCCACTCGCATCATTGATCTGAGAAATATTAGACCCGTTAAAAGTTATCGAAGCTGAATTAAGAAAATCCAAATCAAGTTTGAGCGACGCGAAATCAGCAGGCATGGCGCTATATTTGCCATTTATTGCCATCCCACTCATTTTCATGCCGCTAAGATTGCTCATGAAGGCTCGGTTACGATTACGGATTCTATCACTGCGGTAATCTTGAATACCTTCGCGCCAGCGGTGTTATTCGTGAAATTCAAGTTTACTCGCTTATTGGTGTTGTCTGCCGCTAGAGCCATAACGAAGTCACCGGCCGTTCTTTGAATGCCATCCCCATCGTCGACGGACCCAACGGCAGAAACAGTACCACCTGAAGCACGCTGCACACCTAATTGCAGCATACCATTGCCTACCGTTCCATCGCCTGCCAGAGCTTGCCATCTTACCCAAACAAGTGCCGCCGTCTCATCGGTAGGCATAGATATAGATCCCACGAGCTCAGTTGCACTATTGGTAGATCCGGAAGTAAATCGAAACACATTCCTATCTATGTTTGCATCGGCCGTGGTCGCTATTAAAGGTCTGAATCTCTGCGGAACAGAAATATTCAATCGCTCATCGCTATTCGTGCTCTTGAATGAAAGATATTCAATGCCATCCGATCCTTCAAAAATCAAGCACATCGCTTGGTTGTCATTCATTTTAAACCTGGCATTCCCTGAAGCGACGCCGCTTGCGACTTCAATTACAAAGCTTGATCCACCAACCTCTATCTGCTGTCCATTCAATATTTTAAGTATGGAGTTGCCAGACGAATTCTTATATTCATGGATGATCGTTGTAAGCAAATCATCGACGCCAATCTCTGTTATTGTCCTGTTCGTTGTGTCATGCTCAACCCAAGATACCTTGAAAATCTTACCTGTGTCATCGATATAGATGCCATTTTTCTTGCCAGATGCGGCTGCTTGTCCAGTGACAAGAACATTTGGCGTTGTGGCCGTTCCGGTGAATGTGGGGCTGGCAATAGGAGCCTTTAAAGCGAGCGCATCGAATACCGCGTTCCCTGATGGGGCGTGAGATGTATCAGAATTAGATATAGTTTCTGTTAATATAGAAGTAAAATCTATGTTCGCTTCATGAGCGGCGGTAATCTGACCCTTTGCATTAACAGTTATAACAGGCGCAGTAGTAAAGCTGCCGAATGTTCCTGTATTTGAATTTACTGTGGCTATTGTCGTAGCATTTCCTACGCTTGTAACATCTCCCGTTAGATTTGCATTCGTAGTTACATTCCCAGCCGTAAGACCAGATGCTATTCCTGTTATATTTGTGCCCGTGAGCGACGAAGGAGTCCCGCCGGCGCCATTAAATAAGACAGGCGCCCCAGCGGATCCAATGTTGTTTCCTAATGCAGATTGTACACCGGTACCAAAAGATATATTTGCTTGCTTCTCCGAGTCGAGCTCGTTAATAGCTCCCTGTGTCGTGGTCGCAGATATATTTCCAGATGGGGTATTTGTTATTGCAGATCCCGCGTGCGCGTCTGTTGTATCGGCAATATGCGCCGATAAGTTTGATGCCACGGCAGCAGCGGCGCCAGCAACATCTGCCCCGATATCTCCAGGAGTAGGATATGAAATTAACGGGTTTTGTGGATCGGTATTATCTACACCATCTCCAGAAACAGACTGAACAGCAGATCCGGCGCCGGAATAAAGCTCAGTAAAATTAGACTCTGTTTTTTGAAACGCCTCTCTCAACGGATCTCCATTGCCATCATTAGGTGCTGCGCCTACATTTATGTGTTGCTGGGCCATTTAATAATAAGTTTGGTCTACCGTTATAATCGTGCTGTCGATTGTTACTATTGTGTTATCCACTGTAAGAGGAGAAAGCGGCGTCAATATATCGTCAATGATACTAAGACCATCTTGATAATCAACACCAACAGTTTGCGGCAGCTTTGTTTCAAATTCGATCCCGTTATTCGGTGTGGACAGATTTATTGTGAAAAGCCCTGCGTTTTCATAAGCATTACGAATCTGTCCTTCAACTATAGCAAGCCCACATTCCCGGCCCAGAATTTCTATTGAATCATTTGTTTTACCATTGGATTCGACTATTGCAATAACCCTGCCCTTTACGATTCCCCTTATATTATTCTTCTGATCCTGCCCTTCTTCATAGATAATAAAAGAAACGGAATGCTTTAACCGTTGCTTCGATTTCTCTCGTTTTACAACCTCATCAATTTTTTTTACATCAGATCTAAACCCAAAGAATTCATACGCGAATTTCTCCGGTTTCATTGCAATGGAAACCACTCTACCGTAATCGTCAGAATATATCCGGTTCACGTCAGAATAGTTCATTAAGATCAATCTACTACGTGTCCCAGATGGCTGCATGTTATTGCAATCTGGCTCTGATCCGATAGTAATCAATCCTATTTCCATAAAAAAAGCGGGCTATTGGCCCGCCCATTGTGCTTTGAAAAATTTATGTCCTATTACGAGCCAGGGAGCAATGCAGCCAGTCCCGCCAGATTGTTCTGATATACTGATCCGCTGCCTGGCAGCATAAGTGTTTGCGGGAGCTTGCTTTCCAGTTCTCCCTGATCATCAGGGGTAGACAAGCTGATAACGAAGAATCCGCCGTTTTCGTGCGCATTACGGATAGCGCCAGCGACGATTTCAACGCCTACTTCCTTACCAACTACCTCGAACACGTTTGCGTTCTTGCCTTTGTTCTCAGCGAAGGCTATGAAACGACCACGTACGATATTCTCGACGTTATTTTTCTGAATCTGAGTATTCTCATACACAACCCATCCAATGTTGTGCTTGAATTTAGACACGCCTACGTCAGGCTTTATTACCTCCTCGGATTTCTTCACGTCGTTACGGAAGCCAAGGAACTCGTACAAGTAAGCGCCAGGCGCCATGACAATATCAATTATGTTACCGTCATCGTCCTCAACTAGCTCTTCGATTTCGTCATAGTTGCCTACGAGTAAACGGGCCCGGGTGCCGGATGCGGGGATATTGTCGCAATCCGCGCCAGATCCCATCACTATACTGCCACAAGCTTCTGCCATAAATTCGGGTGTTATTTTGAAACGAATGTAGCCATTTGACAATTCGCCTCCTGTGCAGCGGCCTGAAAAGCCTCGTCATCACGCTCGAACCAATATATGTATCTCGCCACTGTAGACCGGTCACAACCGCATTTTTCCGCCGCTCGAACAATGGCGTGTGGCTTACAGATCCCTAAAGTCATAAACTCTCTGAAGGCCTTATATACATCGTATTTTACGAGCATGTCGATAGGCACAATGCCCATCCTGGCACCAGTCAGCGCTGCCCCTGATTCAAAGAACTCAAAGCGTGTCATTTTTTCTATCATGCTATTATTGCTTTTTGTGCGTTTGTGGAGACCTCTTCAGCACGGGCGTTAATGTCCTCTACGCTCACGATAATTGGCGGAAGATTTTGGTAAGCTGTTATTACGGCATCTCGTACCGATGTTTGATTCTGCGCCTGCGTGGACGCCTGCCGAGTCTGGCTGGCACCGATTATGCCGCCCGTGGCGAATGCCACGCCTCCGCCAGCCTGGTTAATGGCGCTGAGCTCATTACGGAACATCTTGGAGGATCGCTTGTTTATAATGGCCTCTCCGCCCTCAGCCTCGAATCCTTGTTGTCCGGCTACAGAGAATGGAATTCCCCCGCGTGAATGGTCACGACCGCGCAGCATACCGCCTCGCTTTGATATATCACGACGGAGCATGCCGCCGCGTGCGAATGTTATGCCGGCAATCTTTGCCGTTTGCGCCGTCCCAAGGGCGCCAACCAGCGCCCCCATGATTACACTATATGGGAATGGATAATCAGCGATTGCACGAACGATACCTCGAACAGTATTAATAACCGTTTCAGCGATAGCAATGGCCTTATTCTCTCCAAATGCGGCTTTCGCCAAGGCTACGCCGGCATCCAATGAGGCATTTATTCCAGAAACTTCCTGGTCCCTGAGTTTCTTTTTCTCAAGAGCCATTTTCTTGTCAGCCTCAAGAATAGCTTTGTTCTTATCGTCATTGCCTTTTTTGATGATCTCGTTTATAGAGATTTGGCCTTGCTCCAGTATCTGCTGACGTTCCTCATCGAGCAGTTTTTCATTCTCCAGAAGAGTAAGTGTCTTGAAAGTCTCAAGCTCTATCTCCGCATTTATTCGCTCTTCAAGATTGGCAGCGTTGTCCACGGCCTGTTGGAGCCTCATCTCCTGTGTTTCGTTCAGCGCGTCCCTGATACGCTGCTGACGATCCAATTCTTCCGCAGCGGCTTCGTCCTGCTGCTTCTTATATTCAGCATTATAAAACGCTGTCTTCTTCGCCTCCTCATCGTCCAGGGCTTCGAGTTGTTTTCGGAAACGTAAAGTATTATCAAAAGCAGCGGCCTGTGCTGATATAACCGCGGCCTGAGCCTCCGCAACCTTATTTAAAGCATCCTTATCATCTCCATTGGCTTGTAATTCAGCCTTTGCCAGGGCAAGTCTCTCCCGGCGTAAAGCGACTTCCCGGGCAGCAAGATCTTCCTCCAGCTTTATTGCTTCCTGAATCGTCTTTCTTCTAACTTCACCCTCCTGCTCAACGGCTTCGGCCCTTTTCTTAGAAACATCAAGCGCTATTTGTGCACGGTCTACGATAAGCTTGCGCTCATCCTTATCTATCTTCGCATTAAGATCTGCGATCAATTGGCCGTACTTAATACCCTCAGTGACCAATGCTCCAATTCCTTGGATCATGCCATTTATTTTGTCGCTGGCATTCTCTACGCCCAACGTAACCTTGGCCACTGCATCAAAAGCTACCTTGCCGGCGGCGGCAAACTCTCCTTTGAATAGAAGACCAATAGCCCTGCCAACCGCAGGGATAAGCTCAAGGAATCCAGTAAACCGATTGACTATCTGATCCTTAAGCAGATTCCCAAAATCTATAAGAGCTTGTTTAGGGTTAGATATCGCGTTAAATATCGCCTCGCCAACGCCCTCAACGACATTCATGAACTGCTCCAGGATCGCAGAGCCAACTGCCATGATCTTATTAAACTGATTTTGAGCGGTCTCCGAGCTTTTGAAGTATGACGTAAGCGCGAAGATCGCAGCACCGATAGCGGCAATGACGAGACCAAGGGGCGTGGCAATGAATACTAACGCCGCCTTAGTTGCGTTCTGTATGCCAGTGACCGTAGCGCCGAGACCTGGGACGAGCTTATCCAGGGCATCAACGTAACCACCTACGCCGAGGCGCTGTTTCTCCTGTGCTGAAACGTTCTCCTTTATTACCTTGTTGTTCGCATCGATCTCCCGGTTGATCTCGGCAATCTTCGCACGACCGGCCTCAGTGGCCGTGCTAATCAAATTTCTTTGTTTAATCAACTCACCATTGCGAACATTTAGGGCCTTGATAGAATTGTCCTCGGCGATGATCGTAGAGATCAGGTTCTTCCTGCTGGCGGAAGCTTCTGTAATCTTCTGCTTGTTGATCTCTATCTGCTTACTGTTCTCAATATATTGTTGTGAATTCTGCTGACCCGTCTTCTCAAGGTCCTTGTTCTGTGCGGCCAGGTTCTTATTCGCGGTAGTAAGCTCGACAATCTTTTTTGTAAGGCTATCAACTTGCTTTTCAGCATCGCCACGATCTATTTCGATTGAAAGTAGTACCTCTTCTTTCATAATACTTTGAATATTTCAACCTTTGTCGGACTGCTGGCAATGTATTTCTGAACTGAGTTAATAAGATAAAGCTGTCCCTCATCTCTAACTAGCCTGAACATATCCAAACTGGAGATATCCAGTGGCTTTAGATTATAAGACCTCTGCACAGTTTTTGCGCGTTGAAGCGCAGCTGAAATCAACAGATAGTAATTATCGAGAAAATATTTCCACGTAGTATTAAACTCGAATAATGGATCATTATACACAGCCACCAAGAATGATGCTTTAGGGAATCCGCCATATAGAACGACGGAATCCCCGTCTTTGTTTTCTCTTAAATACACAAGTGCGGGACTTGATATGTAAGTAGGTGAGTTATCAGTAAGATCGAACAATTCTATCCTGCAAAGCCTCATGCCGCTATTATTGTTCTGTTGTACTGCGGCCATGATAGATGTATAGAATGTTTTTGATACTGACAACGTCTCATCATCAATATCTATCGCAGAACTAGACCCAAGGAACAATACCTCATCACTCGTTATATCATCGAAAATATTTTCCTGAGCATAATTCTTAGGATCGAACTTTATAGATTCTTGGAATGACTTGTCTCTTTTACTTGTCCAATCAACGCATTCATATGATTTAGAAATTATACGTTGCATCTCTACCATTCTCAGAATACCGTTTTTTTCGCTGGTGAGTATTCCGAATCTCATCAAGAAATCTTTAATGAAATCCTTTTGAGATTTTGTCGGTAAGATTAATGCGGATAGGTTGATTACGTCGAAAGCTTTTGCGTCAACATCAGACCAGAACTCAGCCTCTATAACTGATATATTAATCGTACCAACTCCACCGCCTCGTCCCACTGTGACACTAAAATTCTTTGTCGTTGGATCAGTGATCATCACAAGGCTGGAGAATGTTACGACATATAAATCATCTACTGATGGTATTGATTCTGTCAGTGTTTGAGAAAGCCCATCCACAGTAAAATAAAAATCTGCCGAGGTGGCCCCTCCTGAAAAAGTTATTTCGACTATTATTCTGGCATTAACGACGTATTCAATACTATAAGGCCAAGATGGAACTTGATATTCCTGTAACTCATCATACCATTTATACTCACCATTCTCAATGACATTCGGGAATTCAATAATGTACTGAGCCGTATCACTTATTGAAATAAACTGAGATCCAGACCCTATAGCCCGGAACTTCATTTTATCAATCAATCGATCAGGATACTCGTACTTCGACTTTGAATATGTAATATAAAGCCTTTCATAGTATGCCTGGTTTGACATATCTAAGTTTAACGAATACCCGGCGTCAGTAACGATCTTTTCGATAACCTGGCTATAGGAAATCAACGGCACGTAATACTGCGGAAGAATATCTATAATGCCAGCTATATCTGTCACTTTAATGTTAAGAAGGCGTATCCTGGCACTCTCCCCGGGATCTGCAACGGTTGCTTCGGCATATATCTCTATCGTGTCATAGTCGTCACCAGCAATAAATATTTCGTCTATAATGAAAGATCCAGTTGATGTAAACGGTATCTGCTGCCCGATCAACTGCCTTGAAGCTCCAGTCCCTATATAAAGATCTACCTTGCTAATAATTGCTGATGGATCATTAACAGGAACATCGAATGAAAATGAAATTCTATATCTAAAATTCTTGAAGAACTTATAGTCTTGAGTAAGATATGCCGTTTGAGGAGCCGAAGAATCTTGGAATAAAGCGACTAGGTGTATCTCTCCAACAATAACCAGATCCCACTGAACACCGGGCCCATCGTTACTCCATCCATCAAGGCCTATAAAATTGGTGTTCTTTAATTCTTGTGGGTGAGGAAATAACGTGCCGAAGTCAATAACGGGAGCGCTGAATAGGTCCGTAGACAGCATTATCGACTCTAAGTATGGAAGGTCTATTGTTTCATAAACACCAAAATCAATATCATCTACGTTTTTACCGTTAATCGCGCTGAAGAAATCAACGATCCCGTTATAAACACTGAGTTTGTAGAATTCGTCCGACTCAGTGAGAACGCCTGTGCCGCCGGTGATTATGTTTAGCCCAGATTGCCAGTAATCAACGCGGCCTTTGCGATAAGGAGTAGCAGATCTAGAATTAACAAGATCGATGTTGCCGAATAGCTTACGGTTATTCTTGGTCTTTGGAATATTTATTGTCTGCGTGAAGTCGGCTGCGCGGGTTCTCAGGTCCCCAATATCTCCAGCCTGAAACGTCAACGCGATAACAGTATTCGGCATTAAGTCTACATACGAACCATTAAAGCGAAGCTCTTTAGTTATCATACCGTGAAAAGTTCAGGAAGTTCTATGGTTATCTCTGCGGCATGCTTTTTATACATGGTCTTGGTTGTATTATCTGTTTCGATAACTATAACCCCGACCTTTTCTCCGTCCTGATTTATAATAAACACCTGGTTGTCATTACGGAAATGAGTCTTGTCGATTGAATCATCCATTCCGTAATCTGTTATATTGGCAGCAATAACGTCAGTTGGAGAATTTAATTCATTGATGGCATCCCATTCTCCGAGAATAAGATTGTCAGTATATAGCTTCATCCTGGTCACTTTGCGACCTGAAGGATATGCATACACATACTCCTGAGACTCGTCGAACATCCATAGAGCATCGCCACCGAGAGAATTTTTCCAAAACAATAATACGGGCGCGAGACAAGGATCTTTTACCTTTACTGTCAAAGGTCGTGTTATTTGAATAAGGCCATCCGAGCTTTCAAGCGTTACTATTAATTCTTTTGCATTGGCCTGAAGGGTGCCTATATCCATTCTGTTTACACCTTCGGTTACAGAAAACGACTGTACTGTATTGTCTATTTCCGTTCCGGTTGAATCATATTGCTTTACCCTTCTTTTTAATGAGACATATGGACTAATAAATGATATAGTGAATGGCCATCCTCGCCACATGCTCACAGTCGGGAATCGTGTTATCCATTGTTTTAATTCTGTGCCCGGCAAAAACGATAACATATTGCCGCCATGTGGATATCTTTTAAAGTCTGGAGGAGTGCCCAGCAAAATATTAATCATAGCGAATACGCAAAATATTGGGTGAGCATCATCGCTTTCATGGAAATTATATTCGCCGTCGAAATAATCCTCAGTTTTTATATATACCTTTTTGAAAGTTTCTTCCTCCGCTTCAATTCCAGAAGCAGGTGACCAATTTGCATATATATAAGAAGATACAATTCCGGAAATATTTATTTTAACTATGCCGGCATTGTCTGGATTTGATGTTACCCGAGGCCCTAATGATTCATTGGTATTGTAATCGAATACCTCAACTTCAATCCTATAATCAGTTCTCTTATCAAGATTATTCGCATGTCCTCCAGAAGATCCAGCCGAAGGAACATACGGTGTGTCAGTTGTTACATATGTGTTACCTCCTGTAAAAGTTGATGCCGTGACATGGGCCGTCAGATTATATCCTGTCTTAGAAATATATATCGTATTGCCTATCGTCCAGAATGATGCGTTGTCAAATGCGCTGATTTCCAGTTGAGCAAACCCGCCTACATCGTTCATGAAGTTGAATCCGGAATCCGATCGCTCAATCGTATATACGATAGGGTTGCCGACAGCATTGAAGGCACAAAAATCTTTTATCGGTCTGCTTATTATCGTGCTCATCTTACTGCGGATTTTAATGCCGTGCCTATCTTAATTGCTTCATTCCTAGCAATGCTTTTGAATAGATCTGGAGTGTTCTTTTCGAGAATGCCAAGGAAATCTATGCCTTGTTTCTTGCCCATATAGATATCGGTGCCATGCTGGCTGATCTTTCGCCCGATCAGAAATGCGAGTTGATTTGTTGTGATGTACTTGAACACCTGCTTCGCCCGGGCGAGCGCGTCAGGGTTGGCCTCTACCCATGCCCTCATATTGTCTACCGGTGGGAACTTGCCCGGGCCACGGCCGGAAATTAGGTACTTGAAGTAATCCGCAGCGTATAGTAATGCCTTGGCGCCCGTCTCCCCGTCCATAGCAACCTCGCTTCTGAGCGATGCAATAGGCGCCTTTTGCTTTTTCGCAGCTGCATCCTTACCGATTTCATCGATTACCCTGACAAAAAAGTCGTTTATGAGGTCTGTTGTGGTTTCCATAATGGGCAAGGCTTTTTAGTCGTTCTGGTCTTTCCAGAGATTGGGCACCCGCACCGGCGGCAGATCCCAACGAAAGGCATTTTGCGCGGGCATACTCGGCATATCTTCAGGCGTGCAGCCGCCACCTCGGCGCCAGTGCCAGTAATTAGGTCGAGATATGACCGGGCTATATCTAGCATATCGTTCCTGAGACAGGCCAGTTAATCGTATAAGATACCCCAAAAAGGTGAGCCGCGAGAAACATGTACTCCGGGGTGATGCTGTACGACACGTCCTCCACCTCGGCATAGGTCAGGTCTGAATTGATCACGGACACGAGGAATTTCTCCGCCAGCTCGCGCATTGGCTGGATATAGTCCACCTCCAGGCTGATGCTGCGCCAGTCGTTTGTATCCTCCTGGATGCGGGTAAGCGCCCACCCCTGAAGCCGGATTACCTTTTTCTTTCGATTGTTCTTTAGCACGCCGTTCATGGTGAATGGCACTATCACATTTCGGGGGTATTCCTCGAATGTAAAAGAGTCCATGAAGGCATTGAATTCCTGTAGATTGGCAAACGATAGGCCCTGAAAGCCGGCATCGTCGGTAGCCTCTTGAAGTGTCTCGATGATGGTAGCCATAGCCAAATGTAACGATTTTAGGTGGAAGTCGGCACAGTATGGATTTCGTGCCAAATGAAATTAAACCGTTCTTGGAATTCGTCTTGTTCCTTCCACTTAACGGCGAAATTGATAATCGTTCCAAAACTGGTATCGTAGTATACATGGTCCGGATCCAGGCCGAACCTGGCCGCGTACTTGTCGATCAGATCTAAATCGTCGAACGGCGTGAGCCTATGGACTTTTGCAAGTCGCGCAACATTCTGGCGAACATCCTGCTTGGGCTGCTCAGGATTCGGCTCCATAGACTTTCTGAAGGAAGTCCAAAGGTCATAGCACGATTTAGCAAAAAAAAACCTATCGGGTAGATTAGGCTGATAGACATTTCGTCGATCTCCTTTGCCAGATCCCGGGCGCGGGACATGCTGAATTTGCCTCCGTCGATGATGGGCTGAAGGTAGATAGCCGTGGCGATGGACATATTCTCCTCAAGACAGGTAGATTTATCGAGGTAGTCACGGCGCAAGTGGATGTTCTGGCCTATGCTCAATGACGCAGGATCACGCGGGATCATGATTGTTTTCCCGCCTATCTCCAGTACCTTGGGCAGCTCCTTATTGAATTCAAACGGTTGCGTGATTATCCAGCCGACGCAGTCCATGATCGTGATATCATTAACAACGTCATTATCGTTTCGGACATAGGCTGTGTCCATCAGGATGTTTTGCAGCTTGAAGTAGTCCCGGTCGGCTATGTCCTTGTCCTGATCCCATTCTTTAACGATCCTGACGTATTGCCTGGTCTTCGTTTCCTCGTATGAGGAGGCGCAGCCGTGTGTCCTGCCGTTTATCTTTACCGGTGTCATATCGCGGTGAATCCGAAGAGGAATAACAACCAGATAAGTTTTGAGATCAGACCTATAAAGGCGATAGCAATGGCCAGGATAATAACAGCAAGAATGCCTTGCCAGATTCTTTTAAAAACCATACCTGTTTTTTAGTTCTGGGGCCTTGAAATCCCACTCTGGGTAGTCCGCCTTGTTGGCCTCCATGAACCCATAGAATGAATTTCGCCTACAATTATACCCAAAACATACCCTTGACACAAATTCATTCCAGTATTTCACAACGAACTGATATTGATCATCCATGAGGGAGCTTTTATCGGGGGCGGAGTTCTCCACGAACCCGATATTGGTTAGCTTGTACGTAGTCGTAGGAATCCACAGCGCGTACAGTGCCGGCCGTATCATGTCAACCCAACCGAGGTATGTGCTTGTCTTGCCTCCGTAAGTGTACGTGGCGCCATCGCGCAGCCTAATCCACTTATCAGCGATAACGCCCGATGTATTCAGCGCATCGGAAAATTCGTCCCATAGATCAACACCGAGCAACCTCACCGCATCATCCGGCAATGTGCCCATAGCGATACCCTCTTCCCAGCCGTCAAGCAAAGAAGAAAAGTCCCGAGCCTCTTCCTGATTCGGGACTTTATAAGGACGATCGACAAAATCTGCTGGTAAAATTATCATCTGCGCTCTACACTGATATGTGCCTTATCGCTCTTCAGAAACTTCTCCTTTTGCTCCTTGACGTAAGCCTTACGATCGAAATGCTCGACCTCCATCTTTGCGCCGTTCTTCTTGAGCTTATCGACTACCTTATAGTGTATCGCGTGTTTGTCTTTCGGACCGGTGGACTTCTTGTAGTAGATGGTCATGAGCGGCTTCCCATCCACAACTACAACGTTCCCGTCCTTGTCCGTCTTTGCCACGCCGTAATCTTCCTTGAACGTTACGATGCGGGTATCTTCATATTTACTCATAATCTGGAATTATTTTCTCAAATGAACCCTTTAAAAATTAAGACGCTATGGCTGTCTTGATGTTGGTGAACGTGTCATAGATCACCGAGTTGTACCGGTGCGACGGGATGTATGAAAGTACCTCCTGATATGCACGGAATGACGTCCGGTCATAACGGAAGTCCTCACCGTTCAGTCCCGCCTCGAACACGAAGCCGCCATAGTTACGGATCTGGAATCCATCGACGCCAACCGCGAGCAAATGCGTGGTAGGCACATCCTCAATGTCCGCCATGATGATGGGCACGCCTGCGATATACAGTGTCCCTACCGATGATATGTATACCAGGTTTGCATTCTGGTAACGTTGCTGTGTATCCTTCAGGGCGAACAGCTGATAGTACTTATCGCTCGATACGGCCACATAAGCGGCCTCCTCGTGATCACGCACTAGCTGGGCGATAGCAGCGATGATCGCGTCGATATCGTTCGGATTGGCGATCACAAAGCCTGCGACGTCATGGTATTGCACGGCGTGCTCCTTCAGGCCAAGGGGCGCATCTTCGTTGATCGCGGGATCGTTATTGAGAAGGCCATCGTTGTATGTCTCGCGGACTTCTTGGGAGAAATCAGTTTGGATCCAGTTCCGAAGGCTGGGCACGTCACGCAGCAACTTGTCTTCGACAGTGCCGAAGATTGCCACTTTCTTCGCTTCCACCTGTGTAGAGGTGACGCGGAAAGAGCGCATAGGCTTCTGCCCACCGGATGTAATCCAGTCAGCGCCGCCGGTATCTTCCTGTGATTCATTCGCACCCGCCACCTCGATCTTCTCCAGGTAGATCAACGTAGGCGCGTCAATCGACGGAATGCTGAAGTTATCCAGGATGAAATTCTTTTTGCGCTTGCGCTCGTACAGGCGAGGGTCAACGACCCGGCCGGTAAATGCGCTCCAGTCGGTGGCGACACCGTTCACGCCTTCGAAGAATTGAGGATATCCAAATATCTCCGCCGCCTTGGTGCGCAGGACGATATCACGATTCAGCTCGATCTTGATCCCGTCCTTCGTCTTTGTGCGGGCGTCAGGGAACATTTTTACAACCTGGGCCTTAAGCTCGGTCTCGTCCATCAGGGTGACGGCCTTGGCCGCATTGCCGCCTTTTTCTTTTGCCCGGGCCAAGTCTTCTGTCATCTCCTCGACCTGCTTCTGCAGCTTCGCGTTGGCGTCGTTGATGGTCTTGATAGCCGCATCGATCTCCTTCTCAGAATATTTGCCGATAGACGCTTTAAGGTCGTCGAGGGCCTTCTTTGCCTCGTTGAAATCCTTCATTATGACGCGGTCGCCGAGCTGTGCTTTGAAGCCGTCAACTTGTGCCGCGACCTTTTCAATGGCCAAAATCTCGGGTGATTTTTCAATATTTTCCATATCGGAAATATGTGGTTTAAAGTTTTTGTGATAATTTATTGATGGCCTCCATAAGTCCTTTATTGGCTTCACCCGAAGCGCTTTTACCCGTGTCACCCGACGGCGGGGGTGTGCCCATGGTTGGCGTTAATTCGTTTGATCCGGCGATTACCGCGGAGTATTCCCCAAGCTTAGCCTCGGACACGGCGAAGAAATACCCTTTTCGCTCTGCCTCCTGCCGGTTGCCCAGCTTGGCGATATACTTTTGAAAGACGGCATATTCCTTGGGATAATCCTCAGCATCGTTTACCGCTAGCTGGATATCCACGTAGTTCATGCCAACGCTATGTTGGTCGATTTCGTCGTTGAGATAGTCCTTATATCGACGCTCGTTCATGTCCTTGTGGATCTCTGCGTCAGCGAACAGCCCCTCGGTCATACCAGTTTTGCCTACGCCCAGCGCTCGCCATGAAATAGGCGCCTCGTAAAGCTTCAGGGTCTTGCCCATGCGGCCATCCAAGCTGTAATTGTGCTGGTCGATCGGCGGGATCTTCCTCTCCCGGCCCTTGATGCTATTGGTGAATACCGCGGTGCCTTCTTCTCCAGCATCGCCCCGGCCGAGATGCACATCGGAATGTGAATCCATCCACCAATAAGTATTAGCCAGAATGGTACGTTTCAGGACGCCAGCCTCCTTGTCATTCTCGTAAAGGGGCTTTGCCTTATAGGATGTGTTTTTAGGCATCTCCCACAATGTCGCAAACGTAGCGGAAAGGCCTCCTTCGGCGCGCTTGGTAATCGATTTCTTCTGCGAAAAAACGAGTTCTTTCTCCTCTACCAGGTATTTAAATAGCTCCGGCTGGCTTTTGAAAACCTTTTCGGCCCACATGTATCGGCCGTAGCCGTCGACAGTTTGGTATTTATAGACGAAGCTCATTGCGTTACTTCTTCACCATTTCCTTGTCCTTGAGGATCTTCTGTTTGTCCTTGGCCGCCTTGGCTATCTCCGCCTTGTCCGGTTTGGTTTTGTCCTTGTTCTCCATCTGCTGGTGCCGCTGCCGGCGGCTTGGGAATATCGAATTCTGTACCAAGATATGCATTTATCTGATCCATTGGAACTCCGATCGTTATGAGCGACTGAAGAACCTCTACATCTACCTTCCGAGTCTCTGCCTTCTCTTTTGCGAATACCTGCACAAATGGCAGGTGATCCCATGATATATTGATGTTCTTCCCCTGCTGGCGGTAACCGAAAAACACTTCGAAAGCATCCATGAACTGATTGCCTTTGGGCTCAAGTGTGTAGTTTACGTGGGCCGCCCGGGCCTTCTCCTGGTTCTCGTAAGTGGCAGAGTTATAGGCCTCAAGAACATCGCGGGGTATGTTGTACATATTGCCGATCAGGAAGTACTGATGGAGGTATTCTTCCTTGAGCTGGAGCTTTGCGAAGTCCTCGACGAAGCGCTGAATGTTTATCTTTGCCTTTACTGGATAAACGTTCTTTTCACTGCGATCTATCTTTTCGATTATGTCTTTCTTCTCGTCCTCGTTCAGTCCGATTTTTGTGTTCGCGCCGACCTGGTTTTCGGAGCCGACCATGAACTTTGATGTGTACCTGATATTGATATTCTCAGAATCGAGGACGTGTTCAGAGTTTGATATAATCTTTACCAACGCATCCATGCGTGACGGGCCCTTGAAGAAATTCCCAATAGAGTTTGTCAGGTCATGAGCGATGACAAGACGGTCGAATGGGAACTTGAACGCAGTACCGTCAGCATATCGATATGTAATAATAGCCTTTCTTATCGCAGTCATTTCAGCGTCGGAGAAAACCAGTTTGTCACGCTTCGCATCAAGTTCGGCTGGCCATTCCATCTTTGAAGGGTCCAAGAAATACATCTTGTTGCCCTTCTTATCAACGATCGAGCTATCGACGTAGGCATAAGATGTGCCCAGCATATTCCAGAACATGAAGTCCCATAGGAATTGCGCCTCGGTAAGTGTGAACGGATTCGGCTGTTTAAGTAGGTTGATAAAAGGATCGTTATCGATTTCTTTGCCCTCGGAATCCTTCACGCACACCCTACCCATGGCAAATAGGTCGCATTGGAGCGCGAATACCTTGAGCACGGCCGGGTTTGAAAGGATGATCGATAGTTTCTCCCGGTCTCTGGATATCGTATTGAACAGCGTGGAGGCGTTGATGATCTCGTATCCAAAATGATACATGCCCTTTGCGCGTGAGCGAAGGGCCGAGAATATATTCCCGAACGGGATAAAGAAATCATTCACACCCGAAATTAAATGATTTTGAACGTCATTCCTATTTTGGCGATTGTGCAGAAGGCGGCAAACTATTTTAGTATGCCAATCAACTTTAGGTATAGCGCGATGTAACGCGCTGGGTCCATCAGGTGATTGTCCTTATCGACAGGTTCATCCATGACGATCCCATAACGATCAACCTGGCGTTCGTAATTCTCCTGCTCATACTCCAGATTCAAAGAGCTTTCGGTATAGTAGCACTTCATGTCCCGCAGGATGTCGATACCGTCGATGATAGATCCGGGCGGCTTCGGCGCCGGAAGCGAGAACTCATAACCAATATCGTGCAACGCCAATATCTTCATGGGCCTGTTGTTGTCGCAGATAAGGTAGCAATCCTTCGGGATGTTCAATTCGCGAAGGAGCCACTTCACTAGGCCTTCCTCCGCTTTGTTGATCTCCTCGATCTGCATTACGCTCATTCCTTCCTTTATCTCGTTCTCCGACTTGTAGTTCTTTTGATGAAAGTATAAAGCCCCATCGTAATACTTAGCCTCCAGGATTCCGAAAGGATCGACGACGCCCCAGTCAATGCCGTACCATCGTTGATGATCCAGCTTGTGATATTCGTCGTCTTTGATCTTATCCCAGAAAAATATTCTATTAGGCTTCTCCGACTTCTCGCCAAGGCCATACACGGACCAGTTGAATGCATTGGCCGAGGACTTGCGCTCGTTCTCTTTGCATCGGGATAGTTCTTTGATCTGCTTGTCAGAAAGATTCAGAGTATTTGCAATAAGGTCGTAAGCCTTCGCCTCAGACTCTATCATTATTTTAGACAATACAACGTCGCACATCTTCACCGGCTGATAGCTCAGAATCTTCCGCTTTTGCTCAGGCGGGCAATATGGGTTATTCCGGAAAGTTGACTTTATAATTATCGTGCGAGGATCTTTTTTTAGGTCGTCTATCCAATGCGATTGCTTAGGGTTCCAGTCTATAACAACGAAATCTTCAGCCCGCATATCTAGTTGATCGAACGTGGCGCGGGATATAGAGTACGGCTCATTTAACCATATAACGTGACCGTTGTATCCATGTACCTTCTCGGCGTTATCCGTTCCATTTATCTCAAACTCAGATCCATTATGGAAGGTATAGTAGTCCTCCGTCGCGTTATACCGAACGGTGTTTGCCAGTGGTAACGCTGGAAAGATCTTATGAACATCATCACCGACCGTAGCCGAGCAATCTGTCTTTGTCGCTCTCCATACCGAGCACCTTTTTCCAGCGTGCTGCTGGCAGTACTTGTGAATGGCCTGTATTAAGGATCTGGTCTTGCTTGATCGAGAGGATCCCTCATTGATTATGTACCGGTATTTCCTTGTGCCGTCTTCATTTCGTGCGTGTATTGCGTCGTCATTCCACTTGAAGACTATGGTACATTTTACTTCAACCTCATTCATCAGGCGTCACCTCGGGCGTGACTTTGTACGTGACGTTGGTTTCGGGTATCCCTTTGTGATCGAGTTCTTTCTTGTCGGTGAGGCCCTCAAGTCGGGCAGCGATGTTCTGTTGATAGATGCCGGCAAGCGCCCCATCGATTATATCAGCACTGCATTGTGTCTTAATCGCGCGTATGATGGGTAAATAATCGGTGTAGGCATCACCGGTATTCTGTTCATAATGCGTCAACTGGGATAAGATGCCCTGTCTGTATAGCCATGCTTCGAATCCTATCCAGCTTAACGGCCGCTGCCTGTTTTTGTGTACTTCAAGGGCGTCTTTCCCTACGAAATCATGGACCTTCAAAGGATTATCTGTTACCCAGGTCCGATATTTTTCGAACAATTCGGATAGAGCATCTGGCGACTCTATAGCCTTATTCCTCCCCATTATCGTCTCGCAATTTACTGGGCCTGGGCACGCCGGGCTCTTCTCAATGCGGATATTGCGAAGGTACTGCTAAATGTCGGTCCTTTCAAATCTGGACATTTCCGGGAAAGTTTCGGATAAAAACCGTGTTACTGAGGCTTTTATGTGGGGGAATGTGGAGAATATCTTTACGTCGGGCACGGGTGGCGCGTTGATCTTCTGGTCTCGGAATGGCTCTCCGTCGAGTTGTAGGCTGTTGGCGTATAGGCTTTTGATGATGTATCCTTCTCCGGACCAGCCTGGCGCCGCGGCGACCTGATCTAGGAAAAGCGCCTTATTATAGAGTATTGGCGTGTGTACGTCGAAGTACTTTATGGGCAAATCCTTTGATTTCAGGTAATCCAGCGTGCTTTTAGCCCGTTTCCCGTATCCATCGAGTCCGCGGAGCCGGCAGTATGTTGCGAGATCCCCCTGATAGAATGCGGGGAAATGTTCCACGTGGAACGGTGATATCAGGAAATGGTCGTCGTTGAAGAATAGGAAATCCTCGGAAATCTCAGATTGACGGCACGCCCCGGCCACTTTCAGCATTATATTATGGTCTGGAGAGAGTCGCGGATCGTCGGATAATGGGACCCAGGATATGTTTTGCAGCCAATCCGGGCGCTCGCCTACGATTACAACCTTTCCGAATCCGGTCAAATACTTTTCGATCGACCGCAGGCTGAACCGAAGCTCGATATCCTTCATTCTGGAACCCTTCCCAAGGGCATATACTATGTCCATATCAGTTGTCCCCGTCGATTCGTCCGACTACCCAGGCACTCAGGAGCCCGATTCCGATCAGCGGCAGGTAATTGTTCTTCGGCTTCTCCTTTTTATGGTCGGCTTTATCCTTCATTCGGGCCTGTTTCGCTTGAATGTTTGGTGAGCATGAGCTGGATAGGATTGCGATTATTATCCATCCGATGATTACTGCCGAGGTGATCGGGTCGATTACACGGCCTCCCCTGTTCCATCCCTTCTTCATATCGTTGAATTCCAGGGCCCATTCACCGCGTCAAGTATTTCCTTTATCTCAAGGGCTTTCTGCTCAGCGCTGATTCGGTCGGTCATGTGCTCATGTTCTGGTTTTAAAAACCTTCTTTTGGCATCCCTGCAAACCCGGTCAAAGTCCTCTTCTGTGATGGATTGCACGGGAAACTGGGCGTACACCCTGGCGCCGGGCAGTGGCTGCATATTGGTAAGGTGTGAGGCTACGGCCTTTCGGCTCTGGTCATCCTCAAAAATGAAGAATATCGGCTCTGTGTCCGAATCGTACCATTTACCCTCTACGAATACTTTAATTCCGCTCATAATATTCCTGCTATTTTAAGGCCATTTCTTATTTCTAGAGCATTATCCATTGCGGGATATACGAGATTTCGGAAGTCGGGACGCCATCGAATGCAAATCTCGTCGGCGGTATATTCCGGGAGCTTGTTCATCATGGCGCAATGATCCATGAACATTACCGGGCCCATGTAATACTCTTCGAATGCTGGCTCGGACACAACACAGCAACGATGGCTTATGGCCTCGCATATCCGGTATCCCTCCAGGGGATTTCCTGGCTTATGCTGGATGTTTATTACCACCTTGGTACGCGCCAGAATATCCCACATTTCCTGCTCCAGCTTGTCGGTAACAATCATCAGATTGATTTTTTTGGATAGGTCATTCAGCATTTTTTCACGGTGCGGAGAGCCATCGATCCATCCGTAAAACAGGTAATCAATGTCTTTCTTTCGCTCTGGCTGAATACTCACGCCTGGGTGAACGATGGCGGTTTTCTCCATGACCGAACATCCGTAAGAGCGAAAGTTTTTAGGAGAATAATCCCATATCGCGCGCGCGCGATCAATTACGTCGTAGTAACTGGTGGTGAACCAATGCGATCCTTTAGGCTCGGTCTGGCAAAGGATGTAGTCTTTTGGCATCTTCTCCAGCCTCACAGCTTGGTAGATGATGTGTAAATCCTGACTCGATGGATCTACCTTATACACCCATTCTGCGTCGTGTCCAAGCTTACCAAGCTGCTCCACCATGAGCAGCGCGGCAAACTTCACGTGTGGGCCTGAGTATACCTTAATCATACAGCGTGGTATATCTCATTGGCCCGCATAAATACCTTCAGCCCTGTTGCGTTGTCGTATAGTTGATGTGTCACGTCACTAATATTGGGAGGTTCATGGCATTCAATCAGGTAGTTAACCTGACAACCGGTTATTACCGATGTGCCTACATGGATAAACCAGTTCGCATGCGTGCGACCGGGCAAAAATCCGAGCACGTCCTTTGCCTCACATATATTTTTTAGCGTGCCCCATATTGCTCTATATAGCTTCCCGTCAGGAGCATAAAACCAATTTGAGCATGTGATCAAAACATTCTTTCCTAGTAATTCTTTCATGGTCTAAAATTTATCGATCTCCTATTATAACCTATGTGCCTGATAGATGAATCAACCAATGACACAGCCTTATAGTTGAATAGCGCGCTATGCTTCGCCTGATCGATCTCGTCACGGTGCTCGATAAGTCCATTGGGGAACATGCGCCGAATATCACTCATGCGCCTGAGAGCTGGATTCAATGAGTATCCATTCCATGCTTTACGATATCCGTGTGTGACAGGCTTTACGCGGATGCCGCTAATAGTGATCTCTTCGCCTAGAGGATGGCCGTGGTCTGATTCGTCGCGAATCCATACCTGATGGATGTCAGAGTTATCTTCCAGGATCATCATGGACCGCTCTATAAAACCCGGATTACTGTGAAATAGCCAATCGCTCTCCAGATTCATAACATATTCCGTTCTCACCTTCGAAAGCAGAAAGTCCAGCGATGCGGCATATCCTATTGTTCGTCCTGAGAAATACCATTTCGCTTCAAGGAAACGGTAATCTCGCATAATGCTTTTAAATAGCGTGTCCCTTCCATCGTTGTGGATATGCATGCCGCCGGCGATAGGATATGTATTCATGGCCATGAAAGACGTGAGCGTCTTACGCAGGAGGTCCACGCGATTGTTATCGGTCACTATAACGGTTACTTCTTTCATATGCGCTCAAAAACAAGTAACGTCCTGCGAAACCAGTCAGTATTATCATCAATGTTTTTCCTGGCTTCTGATGTTGCTCCTGGCAATATTTTAAATCCCCTGAACTCAATCTCGCTTATAATATATCCTTGAGACTGACAATTTATGTGCCCGATACCTGGTTGTCCGACTTCTGCCCAGCTCATCACAAGTATGCCGGTGCAGTGCAGCGCCAGCGTATTGAGGAATGTTTGTTCTGCTGCCTTCGGGAGATGCTCTCCGACCTCCAGAGATATCACGTGCCCGCGCGTGGGTATATCCACCAGCTTGGTAAGATCTCGTATTGCAATCTGATCGTGGAGGAAATTATTCAAAGGAAATCCCTCTACGCCAAGGCATTCAAATCCTTTTTGTGACAACGCCTTGCAATAGAATGCATTCCCACATCCGAAGTCAATAACCGGCTTTTCTGTAGTGAGGAAATTAGCAAGCCATTTGGCGAGCTTTGGACTTGATTGATGATACTTATCCGCCGTATACTGGTCCCAAATTCCTTCCGTCATGACTTTTTTTGTATTACCACAGTCTGGTGTAGGCCCTTCGTCTGGATTGCATCTCATATTACTTTTATCGCGTTACGTTGTGCTTCCTGAAATTCTCTTTTGATCTTGGATGCCGGGTAAAGGTAGTGACCACCATATCCTTTCTTTCGGTTGTCTTCGCTCAGCCTAGAAGCAAATAAGGCGTGGCGCTTGACCATGTAATCAGCGTTAAGATACTTATAATGGAGGCATTTATACGCGTTCTCGCTGTACTTTATCTGGTATGCACTCATGACGGTAACCGGGTTCGACTTGTGGCATCCGGGATTATACATTATTTCCGCTATCTCGATCCTGTTGAAACAATATGACTTGTCGTAAGAAGGGGCACGGACGCCGTATTCGATTGTTTTAACGTCCAACGTAGGTCTCATGGCCACCATATTCCAACCTTCGAACCGCAGGATATTCGTGCCGGCGGCAGACTCTCTCAAAAGATCAGACTCGGTAATAAGGCAATGTTCGTCCATATCGACGACCAAAACCCAGTCCGTTTCGGCGTGCTTCCAAACATTGTTTTTTATATCCAAGTATTTAGAATCTGAAAGCTTCCCCCCTGTATCGTAGTCGATCACCTCGCAGCCAAGCATCAATGCGACAGCCTTCGTGTTATCATCGCTCATGTTATTGTATACGACGATTCTGCATCCTGGGAAAGCCTTTCGATAATGATCTACGAAAGACTGTATCATCACCATTTCGTTGAAAGCAATAGTGTATATCGTTATCATATATCGACGACGTTAAGATTGTGATGTGAAACGTACTGCATCATCATGCGCTCCAATATGAACGGAATATAGTTATAAAGGCCCTGGGCTTTGACCTCTGGTACGGCGCGAGTGTATCCAGCATCTTTACTTACCTCCTCCCACATCGGCCCCTCCAGCAGCTCAAGACATGGCTTTATCACATCGTTGATGTACGATACGTATATGTGTCTCTTGGCAACGAACTGATTCGCGGCGATGATGTGCTCAGGATCATTATTGTATTTCATACCGCAGTGATCGCAGCAGCGAATTATAAAATCACGAATACCTTTATGCCCGGCGTCAGACCAATCCATGAAATGAAGCCTACGCTTATTGAAACGATAGAAGTTATAAACATCTGGCTTTGACAGGCGATTACGATGAATGTAATTCATGACCAAGGCCTTCGTAAGTCCAGTCTTTTGTGGGAACTTCCAGGAGAAAATGCCTACTAAATCATCAGGATCTCCATTGCTTAAAATGGTATCGCTGATATGAATCATAGGGTTGTTTTCGAACCTCCATAGTTTTTCAGTTGCTTCATTCCGGAATTGGATGTACTCGGTGGTCTTATCATCATAGACAATCCCATATATGAATATTGAACGACCTGGCGCGGTAACTGGAACTCTAGCCATCCTGAAGACCTTTTGAAATTTCCTGTATTGCTTTGCCATCCGATTCATCAGTCGGCATCGCCGCGATCTCAGCTTCCACGACCTTGAGGCGTTTTTTAATCCAGTACGCGGCGGTAGTAGCGGCCTCGGCTTCTTTCTGTTTTGCGAGGATCTTTGCTTCGAGTTCTTGTTTTTCTTTGAGTAGTTCTTCCATTATTTCTTAAGATTTTCGAGTTCTTGAATAAACGTGTCAGACTTTACATCTTTCCCGATTGACGATGAGCACCATTCATTGAATAGCTTCAGCGCTGTCTCCACGGTCCGGTTCGTGGCGACCTTGTCTTGGTTTTCTCTACCGGATTGATGTGAAAAACGGTCATAATCTTCCTCCGATTGAAGCATGAAATCGCACCACTCTATTGTGTCAAATTCTATCTGCTCTTTTATCGGATCTTTATGATTCAGCGGGCTATCGGGCCGAAGTGTTGTGTTCTGGTCGCTCATTTTACCGCGTCGATTACTTCGTTGATTTCTCTTTTATTTAGAATGTGCCCGGTGGTCTTCGTGTCAATCGCTGCCTTCAGTCTATCCTTGTACGCATCGACCTCCTGGGCGGCGAACTCTTTGTAAGATAATGCGCATGATTTTACGTATGGCTCATAAGCCATCTCTTTCGCCCAATCTTCTGCCGTCTTTGCCATGGCTATTTCATTTTACCCTCTTTTCGGAGTTTGGCCCAATACTTCAGATTACGGCATAGCTCATCGACAGATTCGTAATTGATTTTTATCTGTTGGTCGTGCTGTTGTATGTTGATAACATCTTCGTAGGACTCTATCAATAGAGTAGGTTCTGAAACGCTATCATCAGGGGCATTCTGCCACATTGTTTGCGAGTGTCTGAAATTACTTGTTGTCATAGTCTTGATTTTTTCTTTAAAAAACCGGGGCGCCCCACCGCGCAGCAAGGCGCTCCCGGATCACTCAAAACCCCCTACTATCGTATTTTACCACGTAATCAGCGTGTACTGCATTTCTCCGCCATTAATGAACCTGATAACGTCGCATCCGCCGGCTTCACACACCTCGATTATATCCCCAGGTAGCAAGTTCTTCAGCACGAGGAAGTCGGTGTAAGGACTTGTTTCCTCGATAAGCTGTACTACCTGTCCAGCGTTCAGCAAGCCTGCGTCGTAGGCGTCAGGAAGCTCCAATCGCGATCTACGCGCCTGCTCTGCGATCGAAAATTTTGGCACTTGTGCGGGATGAACATTCGCCGTATACATGTCCGCGTAAATCGTCGGACATGGCGCGACAGATTGTAATTCGGATTCTGGGTAGGTCTTTTCGAACCACGCAATCAGCGCGTCTATCGCGGCTCTTTTCTCCTGCTCTTCAGTCTTCTTTCCTTCAAATCGCAGGGATATGATCTGCGAGTGTGAGAACCTTTCCGTTCCGGTTGTGAACTCGTAGTTCACGAGCATCATCTTTTTCTTCATAAACTTCACTGTTCAGGTCTAAGCTGTCCCCCTTTTAAAGTTCCCCTAGCTGGATTCGAACCAGCATGCACGCTCTTCGTTTCGTGCGTCTTCTCCAACGTTGACGGTCTTTACCCTAAGTGTGGTTTATTGTTATTCCACTCAGGCGATTACACCAAGGGCGTCTACCAGTTCCGCCACAGGGGAATATAACCGGGGCGCTCCACTTCTACATAAAGCGACCCCGGCACCCTACTACTACCTACTCTTTCGAGGCGGTTTCTTTCAGTCCGAGCTTTTCGAACACAATGTCGGTAAGGACTTCGCGGCAAATGTCGGCAGTTGTTTTTTGATTTTCTTTCCTGGCTGCTTGACGGCCGTAGGCGTCGGCGGCGTAGGCGGCGGCGTCGGCGTAGGCGTCGGCGGCGTAGGCGGCGGCGTCGGCGTAGGCGGCGTCGGCGGCGGCGTAGGCGGCGTAGGCGGCGGCGTCGGCGGCGGCGGCGTCGGCGGCGTCGGCGGCGTCGGCGGCGGCGGCGTCGGCGGCGGCGTAGGCGGCGTCAAGTTCCTCACGTGTAGCGTTTCCTTCAGCAAACAAAAGGGCTACATCAAGCGCCTTGATAGATCGCGTATCTTTCATCAGATGCCGGACTGTGGATGCGCAACGAACCTTCGCCAGGGTGAGTGTTTTCAGATCAACATCCAGGCGCTTGGCAAGCCACAGCATCCAATCGCCCCGTGGGCATGCGGACCATGCTTCTTCGAATGTTTCGAACTGATTACGGAACTTAACCGCATCTTCGCATGCGTCGTATTTTTCGATTTCTGTCATATAATTAGTAATAAGGTTTCAAGTAACCGGGGTGTGATCCCCGGGGCCCATTTAACGATGGCCCAGAACGGCCGGGGCTCCTACCCAGCTTGCTTGCCTACCCCTTTCGGTGGCGCTACCTTCAATGCTTCGTGACGTCTGGCGGTGCGCCGTGCCGCCTCGGATCGAGTCCGTAGTATGCACCGCCTTCCGTCACTCGAATGGGCGAATTTAAAAGCTGTATTTTGGTCCTACGTTTCCAGCCGTCCAGTATCTCTCCGGACTGTGATCGAGCCACTACACCCATCCAATATTTCAAACCCCAACCCAGAGCAGACCCCTCTAGCCCCTGGCCGGGGCTATGCTTTAATGTTCTTTCGCTTAGCGAAGTCTTCCGCCATCACCTCCAGATACCACGAAAGCGTGCGGTTTTTCTTGTCAGCCTCACGCTTAAAGGCCTCCCGCAACTCTTTGCGGATCTTGAATGATGCAGTTTCTTTCGCCATAACAGGAGCAAATGTATACACGGTATACGATACTTTCCAAATAATGTTTCATAAATATTTTTTCAATACCCGAAAATAAATATGAACAAAAGTTTGCGCGGAACGTATACGTCGTATATCTTTGTACTCAACAAAACGAAAGCAATATGAAATACTACATCAAATACTACCTCCGCCAGGATCTCAGCGCTTTAGTTGCGGGCTTCTTCTTCGTCGTCCTGATCTTATCGTTCACATTATGAAAAAGATAACGGTGATGGAGACGGTAGTTTTAGCGCTGATCGTTTTCTCGCTGTCTTTTCTTGCATCATCACTTTACCACTTTAAAGACTTGTTATGAACTACTACGACCTCCCAATTCACCAGCGGATTACGGCTAAAGCGAACTCAGTTAAATTCTACTGGGGTTATATGATTCTGGCCGCCCGGTTCCACGGATCGAAGCCTTTGAACTTAATGTCCAGGATAGTGCGCCGCGATCCGGCATTGGCTTGCCCTTCATTTCCATTCTACAACATGCATGAGAAAACTAACCATTACGATCCGACACCATGGGAACCACGGTATTAACGCTCCTCACGCCGGCCTGGGAGCTTTCAGAGAAGCTTTCGAGCCTTGAGACGACGAAATCATTCGTCGCCCCGATCCTGGATCTTGCGCGTAACAGCGGCAACGAGACGCAGATTGAAGAGTTCAGCGCGAAGCTGGAATCGATAGACAAAGAGATAAACGAACTAATTTAAAAAGCATTATGACAATAAGAGAAGTTCTTGAAAGCGCAAAGGATCAGATCCTGCATCTCGATAAGCACGCGCAAGCGCTGGACGAAGAAGGTGAATTCCATTATCCACTTTTTTCTACGAACAAAACTGTTGATATGCTCGATGAGGTGATCGCTGAGGATATTAACCAGGAGCTCATCACGCGGCTGTACGACCTGAAGAACGCCGTGGAGTCAGCAGACGCTGAGATGGTTATCTTAAGACTATCCCAGACGAACGAAACTCTTAAAAAGGTGATATATAATTGCCAGGTTCGCCTGAGTGGGCAAAAGCACTCGAATACATATCATCCATCAGACTTATCAAAAGCAGAATAACACATGAAGCACTTCAACGGACACGACCTTAATACCGGCGACCTTGTTCGGGTCACTACGCGGCACGGGCAATCAAAGGAGCATCCCATCTCCCACGTGTGCGCACGCTTCATCCACGTCGGCGGTAAACTGTTCTGGAAGACTTCCGGAACCGGCGCGAACATGGAGGCAATCGGATACAAACTTGAACGAGTAAAATAATGAGCGACAAGGTAACCATTCAAAACGGATCTGAAGTACAGACTTATAAGGTCCCGACTATTGCTGAGATCTACGCGGCCGGCGAGGAAATGCCGGTTCTGCAAAAGGATAGTCTGATCCAGGTATTGCTCAACCAATCACCGCCCGTGGTTTGGCTGAAGGATCACCCAATCGCGAAGAAGGACGTTATCATTAACGGAGCAAAGACAAAGGTTCCGTTGCAATACATTCCCATAGAGCGTATCGAATGGCTGCTAACAAATATCTTCGTTCGGTGGACTGTGAAAATCAAGTGGACAAAGTTGATAGCCAACAGCGTGGAGGTATGCGTAAAACTGAAAGTGTACGACCACGTGATGAACCGTTGGATATCCCACGATGGTGTGGGCGCTGCCCCCCTTCAGACAGACTCCGGAGCCGGGGCTGTGGAGTTTGATAAGATAAAGTCAAACGCTGTACAGATCGCCCTACCGGCTGCTGAGAGCTACGCAGTGAAGGACGCAGCTGAGAAACTTGGCAAGATCTTCGGAAAGGACCTGAACCGCGCCACGGAGATCAGCTACGATTCCCTGGGCAAGAAATACGAGAACGTTTTTTCAACGGAAGAAAAGGAAGCAAAAAATGAAGGAAATAGCTAACGGCATTCACACCGATATATCTATCGAAGATTACCATGCGAACCGGTCACACATAAGCGCCACCCAGATCAAGAAGGCACGGGAGTCACTGAATCATTTTAATTGGTACATGACCGGAAAGATGGGGCATGAAGAAAAATCTTGCTTTGGCTTTGGCAACGCCTTCGAGCTTGCCCTGGTGAATCAGAAAGAGTACCTTAGTAAGGTAGCGGTAATGCCTGACGGAGAATGGGTAGAGGATATAAAGAAGGCTCGGCCTGAGCTTACAAAGGTAAGATCATCGAAGGAGTACGGGATAGAGGAGACAAAGTGGAAGGAGGCCAACCGTGGCAAATATGAGATCATGGACCAAGGCCCGGAGAGCTTCGAAACTATCGAGTGTATGCTGGACACATGTAACAAAGACCCGTACATTCGTCGGTTGATCGATAACACGGAATACCAGGTATCTTTGTTTTGGACCGATGAGGCTACAGGGCTTAACTTGAAGACAAGGCCAGACGTGTGCAAGCGAAAGAAAAATGTTCTGGTCAACATCAAGACCATCGACGACGGTTCGCCTGACGCCTTCAGCCGCGATCTTGTAAAGTGGGATTACCCCATGCAGGCGTGCATTGAGATGCTCGGGTCTTTAAAGACCGGGCTTATGGAGACGGTGGATAACTACCTATGGCTGGTATGCGAAAAGAAGCCGCCATACAATGCTACTATTTATGAGTTCGACAAAGTGGATATAGCCGAGTGCATGGACATGCTGCACTTTACTTTGCATAAGATCGCTAAGGCGAAAGAAGAAGATATTTGGCCAGGCTATGGAGGCCTTTCTGACAATCCATATGGTATTCTGACCGCCCGTATACCGGCATGGTATAAACTTTAAAAAACACTATCATGAAAAGAGAACTGAAGTTTCGCGCTCAAAGAAAACTTAATGGCGAATGGGTATACGGTAGCTTCATCAAAGGTTCTTCCGAAGATTGGGACTATATCGTTGATATTATTGATGAATTCGAGAACGCAGATCGCATCCGAGTTATCTCAAACACAGTCGGTCAGTTCACCGGATTGAAGGACAAGAACGGCGTGGACGTGTACGAAGGCGATGTAGTTCTTTGTCTATTGTCCGACGGATCGAATAGCGGCGCCAACGATGTAATAGAATTCAAAAACGGATGCTTCTATCTCCGTCATCGGGATCGTAATGTGGAGTCATGGATTAGGTATGAGTCAGAGATTGACGGAGATACTTTTTACAGAGACTTCGAAATAATCGGGAATATCCATGAACACAAACACTTACTATAATGAGCATACTGCCTACATTACTTTTTGCCGTCGCGCTCCAGAAGCGCTTCAACTTCACCGGCAGGATCTACCGCCGCGCTCACAGGGCCTACGCATTCGTAGCACTAGTTTGTAACCCGACTATAACATGGCTACAGTTCGTGCGGGTTATGTTCTTCCTGTTCTTCTTCGCCGGCCCCGTGGTCTGGACAATCATCGCACTACTAACCCTGATGATACCATGATAAAGCACATAGACGAATGTAAGACCTACCATGTTACCGTAGAAGGTCATTCATACGGAATATTTTGCCTCAATTCTGTGGGCGACCTGTTCCTTTCTGGAGATTGGGGTATGTATGGTTTCTCGTGGAGGTCATTCGGCAACAGACCGTTTAAAGAGTTTGTCGCTCAAATAAATGGAGAATACCTGTTTGGCAAGTTTGAGATTAACCATCGTTACCTCAACGGAAAGGGTCTTCCTAAGCACGTGCGACCGCATGTAATCGCTCTTTTTGATGAGCTTAAAGTACAACTAAAGTCAGAGATATGAAGCGATACCAGTGCATTAAGAATATCCGCCACGAGCTATTCGAGTTCAAGCCGGGTTTTATCTACAATTTCAAGGAAAATCCAGGCGGTAACTTCTATGGTTATACGACGATTGTGGGCCGTATAATCTGGCTGAAGTCGGAACAGATCCGCGAGCACTTCCAGGAGCTTCTCGACCTTCACGTCGATGAGCAGATCGACTACACCGACCACCATGTCGATCACGACACGGTAGAATACCGCCGTTTCATCGAGAGCGCAGGATTCTCCCGCGGGTGCGCCTGGGCAGTCGCAGGGTTCGGAACGGCGATAGTAATTATATACCTCGTAAACACATGGAGATCATGAAGATATTTTTAAAGAAATCAGCTTATAAGCGATTAAAAATTATTCGCAAGAAGCAGGAGGCACGAAGGATAAGAATTGCTGAAGCATTTAAAACCCTCAGGGAGTGGGATGATATCCCCCTGAGCTGGCAATGGACATCTATCGCCAGAACTTTAGAAATTGTCCCAGATAAAGCTGCAAAGAATCTTATCTATAGAATGTGCCTTGATCTACACGAACAAGATTTGGAAAAACTTATTCCCCTCGAATCATGAGAAAGCGCGAAAAGTGGAACCCGTTCGGAGATACTTTCGAAGAGCTAAAGAAGCTGTCCGACGACCGCGTTAAGAAGCGAGAACGGTACGTAAAGAAGGGATCCGGTAATACTGAGGCGAATAAATCATTTCACAGAAAAAAGAGTGATATATGATTCTGAAGAATGGAAAGTTTTACGACTCCACCGGCCAGGTCGTGCCGCTGGAGTTCGGGAACTGGGAGCAAATCCAGCTCCTTGAGCGACGGAAAGGCCTACAGGAAGACGGCGAGTTCTGCGTTTCTGAGTTCACCTGCCTTTGCGGAACACCTATCGAACGTGACATGGATAAGAAGAAAGAGCGAAAGCACTGCGTTGTTTGTGGTGAGGAATTCGAATTCTACTGGCACATCGAGAAGTCGACTTTCTTCCAAACGCCGGTTCCTGCCGTCAGAATGCTTGTCGCAAAATGAAAATCTATGAGTCAATTTGCGAAAGTATTTGACCGAAACGCAAGAATCGGTATATTTGAAACTCAAACGCGGTGCATCGCGTATTAAAAACATTAACGATCCTTCGGGAGAGAGTAGCCATGCACGGCGAAATCTACCGAAGGATTTTTCTTTTCATGGCTAATAGGCTTCTTAGGGATTGGACTGCTTCTGATACTATCGATAAGCTTTCTGAAAGGGCCGAGGTATTCTTCACGCGCCTTATTATGAAGGCCGACGACCACGGTTGCTATTATGGAAATACCAAGCTTTTAAAGGCTGCTCTGTTCCCACTTCGTGATCACCAGCTCGCGCACATAAGAGCCTGGAGGGACGAATGCGTGGCGGCTGGAGTACTCCAGTTCTATGCGATCGATGGTAAGGAGTATGTCCGGATTATCAATTTCGGACAGCGTATGCGGTCAATGGTCAGCAAGTTTCCGCAGCCCGCTGACATTCCGCTGACAAATGACGGCGGAGCGCGGACACTTGTCGGCGACCCGCCGCCTGAAGGGAAGGGAAGGGAAGAAGAAGGGAAGGAGAAGGGGAAAGCCTCCCACGATTTTTTTTCCACAAATGCTGAAGCCTATACCTGGATTGTGAATAACTATCAGGATATCGAACAGGCAAAAAAAATACTTTCTAACCTTGGCTGGCGCGCCGTGACCGATACAGACGTGGGGGCGCTTCTATATCATTTCCTTGAAGGGTTGAAGAATTTGCAGGATAAAACTGTAATTGACGTACGGCAGCACTTCTCCAACTGGTTGAACAAAAAGCCTATAGATGAACTTACCAAACTTTCACTTTCAATCCAATTTAACCATGCAAGACGAGGACAAAGACCGATACAAGGACAAAATGCTGAAATACCTGGAACTACCAACGGTTTTCAGGACACGGGCTAATGATATCGACATCGACTCAAAGGTCGCGCTTAGAAAATGCCACGAGCTGGCTAAAAACCTATCCAGAGCCCGCCCAAAGACACCGGAAGAGTTTGAGCGGGTGGAAGTCCTTAAGGCGCTGATCGTTGAAATGGCGGACCTTTCTGAGGCAATGGTGGCCTTTCTTAGATACATGGACGGATTCCTTCAGGACGTCATGCTCGATGCCAAGGCCTTATGCGACGGAGCGGACCTCCGAAACAAGCTTTTGGACCAGAGCGATACGATTTTGATCCTGATGGAAGAAACGAAAACGATAAGAAGCATTCAAGATGAGCGAAATAAGCGCAACCAGAATACGGGAGATACTGAACTCGCCGGCTGATCCCGGGCTTGAGTACATCGCCGACCCACGGGAATACGAACGGAAGATTCTGCAGGGTGAGACGATGGATGTGGTCAGATACGGCTTTGCCCTGGATAGCTTCGCACCGGCCAAGCTGGGGCAGCTTACGGTGATCGTAGGGCACACGAACGTCGGCAAGACTACGACTATCCTTTGGCTGCTGGCGAAGCTCACAAGGCAGGGAAAGAAGCTCCTGATCTACTCCGCCGAGAACCGAATATCCACGCTCCACAAGCAATATGCCAGGTTCTACACGGAGAACGAGCGGGCGACACCTGAAGGCCTTGCGGCATGCAGGGACAGCGTTCGGTACATAAAGCATGAGAAGCACTTCAGTTACAAAGAAATGCTCGTACAAGCCACGTATTTGCTTGACGCTGGCTTTGATTTCGACTTCTTCCTAATCGACCCTTATAACTCACTCAGGCTTGACAACACGGCCCGGCTCAACACCCACGATTATCACTACCAGGCGGCGGAGGAAATGCGGATATTCACCACCGCAACGAATAAAAGCATATTCCTGAATTGCCACACCGTGACAGAAGCGCAGCGCGTAAAGCCTGACGCCAATGGGCACCGTCCCGCGCCATTGGATTCTGATGTTGAGGGTGGCGGTAAGTTCCCGAACAAAGCAGACGACTCGATTGTGATTCACCGGCAGATCAGCTCGAACATTGAAGGCGAGAAATTCATATCCGAGATTCATGTGCGCAAGGTTCGTAACCAGGAGTTTGGGGGTGAGCCTACACCGTTCGATAAACCCGTGCGTATTAGATTCAGGATGGACCGGACCGGATTCGACTTTATATCCGATGCCCCATCTTCATCCGGGTTCGCGCCGACCAACTTTTACGAAACAGAGAAACCATTTTGATATGAAGCCATCGAAAAAGGATATCCAACTAATGCTCTATAGGAGGAGGCACGGTAATAGCACAAGCCAAACTATCCGCCAGGTATGCAACGGGATCAAACTACGCATTCGCAAGGAGAAAGACCCGGAGAAGAAAGCCATGTGGGCTATCATTGGACTCGAACTGAACAACCTTTTGCTTGAACTGGAATGAGAGTATATAAAATTGAAGTAATGATCATTGACTTTGATAATATCGGAGGAGATGAAATTAAGGATGTTATTGAGAACTCAAAATATCCAAATAGATGCATATCTCCTGACGTAATGGATATAAAGTCCGTTGAAATTGGAGAGTGGAGTGACGACCATCCTTTGAATAATATGGTTACACATGAATCTGAGTATAAACGTTTGTTTGATATCCAATGAAAAACGAAACAGAATTCGACGCGCTCGTGGCCCGCATGATGGGCGAGACGAAGAGGATGCAGTTTAAGTGTGAGGGCTTAAAGGCTATGCACAAGGAAGTGGAGATAACAATTACAGACCTACTAACGCTTCATCCATACGTCCTTGAATATTCACAGAGATGGCGTGTAACACACGCGATCCGCTGGTCACGATACCCACTTGGCGAAGAGTTCTCCGGGAAAGCCGTGATCGAGATCTGGGGAATTTATTCGAACTAATTTGCATCGTAATCTATTTGTCTTATATTTACGACATGAAAGAACTGAAAGGCTATATCCACCTGTACATCGGATGCAATGTATTCGATGAAAACAATGATATATGGGTACTTGCAGGATTCACTGAATCAGAAGTTGAGCCAGGAAAGTATATAGCTATTTGTAAGCTAAAACCACCATATCATAAACAGGTATTTGGTGAGCTATATACCGATCAGGTAAAGCTCATCCTCCGTCCGCTGGAGTCGATTACTAAAGAAGAAATTCGGGAGGTAATACAGTATGATAAATTGAAAGATGAATACAAAACGATAGAGTACTCATTTGATGGGATACTGAAAACAATTTTTGTCGACTACTCAGTGGAGTCAGAAGATGGCGGAGTATTTCATAATAGTTGGGAGTTGTGCCTTTTAAACTGCCACGCTGATGATTTCAGATGGGTATTATCGAAAGGATTCGACATATTCGGTCTGAAAGAAGCAGGACTCGCGGTGTACGAAAATGATAAGGCATGAAGAAAGTAAAGCAATACACGTTCGCAGAGTTCGCGAATAAAATCGGAGTTTCTCGGGATACGATTTACCGGTGGTATAACACAAAGTACTTGCGCGGTAGATTCAAGATGTACGACGCGGAGGTCGTGGAGGTCGCGGGAAAGAAGTTCGTTCGGGTAGAAACGAAAACGAGGTGAAGGGATGAGCGTGGATAAATTTCCAAAACCTATTACCGTAAGAATCGCCACCAAGGATGGGCGTATAGAAACAACGTCTATCCTGTTCAATTTCAAGCTCTATAAACTCTGGAAAGAAAGAAAATGACACAGGCCTTTAACCGCGATTGCATGGAAGCAATGAGAGAATTTCCGGACAAGTTCTTCGATTTGTCGATCGTGGACCCGCCGTATTTCTCCGGGCCTGAGCGAAGGTCTTTCTACGGTCAGAAAGTATCTAGCATTGGAGTAAATAGAGTTTACGCAAAGACAGACACATGGGAAGTCCCAAAACTTGAATACTTTCAAGAGTTGAGCCGTGTGTCAAAAAAATACATCATTTGGGGCTGTAATTACTACGATGCCATTTTCCATACCGGGCGAATCGTCTGGGACAAAGTGAACGACTCGAGCGATTACTCAGATTGCGAGTTGGCAGCTACTAATTTATTCGACCATGTTCGCATATTTCGGTTTATGTGGAATGGAATGTTGCAGGGCAGTCGTGGAAATGGATCGATTATGGAGGGAAATAAAAAGCTAAACGAGAAACGAATACACCCCACACAGAAACCGGTTCAACTATATCGCTGGCAGCTGAAACATTATAGCAAACCCGGAATGAAAATTCTCGATACTCACTTGGGTAGTGGATCATCACGTATTGCAGCTCACGAATTTGATTTAGATTTCTGGGGCTATGAGAAAGATCCTGTCCACTTTGAAAATCAGGAAAAGAGATTCGCGCAATATAAATCACAGACAATTTTAAGCCTATGAAGAAAACAACGATATGGATCTCGCCGGAAGGCGTGCCGATGCACAGCCCGAATGGATGGCCTGAAGTACCCGATACGCTTCCTAATCCAATAAAGGACAAAGAGTCTATCGAAAGATATCGTGACGCGCTCGCCAAGGCAAAGAAGGAGGCGATTCGTTTCGATGATGAATACGCGATAAAGCGAACGCTTCTACATTTAGTAGAATATACGCCTAATGCACATGTTGATGAGATATGGATGAATGCAAAGTGGCCACGACATGGAGATCCGAAGCCCGACAGTTTCGTCGATATCGAAGGAGAGGTAACCACCATATGGCAATTCAAACTAAATGGTAAATGGCACGATTTTTCATCGGATGCGGTTGAGGTCGTTAACAGGTACGCCAATGAAGGGGCCGAGACACGCCAGGTCGCCCGCGTGAAGCCTGCGGAAGCGGTGAGCGACCCAGGCGTCGGGCAATACTACAAAGATACCCACGAGAATAATGGCAATCGTTGTGAATGCGAGTTATTCGTCGAAAAGTATTTCGGGATAAATACCCGGCCCAATGAAAAGTTCGTGATCCATGGCGCTGACTATGGTCAGATGGTTAACATGCTCGCAATGTTCCGTGATGAGCAGCTCGCCGGTACAGATATCACCGCCCAGCAGATCAACCACGA